CCTCTAAGAAATGAGTTGACTCGCCCCATCGACCAAGCCGCCATCGGAACTCTTCTACTGCCCGCCGACAAAAATGCCCCTTGTCCTCTACGATAGACCTTAGCTAGTGTTGCATAAGTATATCTTTTAGATGCTTTGGCTTTCCGTCTAAGTGTTGCTTTTGTAGCCGCTGACAGTGGTTTTCTGAATTTACTAGCCATTATGATTTAGTTCTACTCCGTAATAATCCTCTAGGTATAAAACCACCTGATTTGTAGATTGATGAAACTCTTTTGATTAAACTGGCTCTACGAGTTCTCTTTGAGCCTTTAAGACCGCTAAGATATTTTTTTGGTAAACCTGAGTCCTTATCTTTAGGAACTCTTCTAACTTTCTTCTTCTTCTTGGCCATCTGGAGTCTGTCCCTCGATTTCAGTTGTCGTAAATTGTCCTCTAGTAGTTCTGGTGCTATCAATCTCATCATTAATCGTTTTAATTGTTTCATTGTCATCAATAACTGCCTCCGCAATCTGTTTATCTAACTCTTTGTTAAATGTCTCTGATTTAATTCCACTAGCTTTTGCCATTTGTAAGAATTGTAAATCGTTAGCCCAGTCTCTTACATCAAAGGTATCAGGATAATCAACTGAGCCGTCCCATTCTTTATCTTGCCATTTAGCAAACAAAGACCAGATTTGCTCTTCGGCATTTTCTAAGAAATCTGCTTTCTCAGATAGTTTTGCATTTAATAATTGAAACTCTGTTTGTAGTGCAATACCTGATGATATTTGTTGGCCTGATGTACCTCTAACTGAACCCATGTGAGTGATACGATCTATTGCATCAATCTTGTTTTTAATACAATTCATAATACCCTCTAAGTTTTGTCCGCTAGGTTGTATGATGTAAGGTTTTAGATCAGCTTGCATATCCTCTGGTATTTCTATAACTGAACCAGCACCAGCACTAGCCTCGACATTTGGAGTCTTAACTAGACTTGGGTGGTTAGCTAATCTTATCAGTTGTTCTTTTTCTGAATAATCATTGTAAATAGATTGTTGTAAGTAAGCGACATCTGCAAGATCACTGATGCCAATAGGTCTCTTTGCACCTTTTAGATTATAAACATTAATACATGGAATTACACCGATAGCATTTGGCACTTGATCTATAATTGATACATCGCCCTCTGCATATTCTTTTTCATAATCAGTAACTTGATATGTTATGATTTCTTCCTCTGTAAACATTTTTAATATTGCTCTTTCGTTATTGATGTCCTCAACAACTAAAAGCATATCTAAATAAAATCTACCACTAGCGGCTCGTTTATAATTCCAGTTCACGATATTTTCTGGTGTGTAAATAGACATATAAGGTCTTATGTCTTGATCTAGTTCCTCTGCTCTTGTTCTTGTATTTGATTGTGGCTTGTCAATAATAACCCAACAGTTACCATAGATGCTTGCATTCATTTGCACCTCTCTCATAACTGTGTTGAATGATCTGCCGTCTAAGTCTGCATCATTTACAAAAGACTCTAATGCTGGGTCTCCGTCTAATGTACCATAATCTCTAGTCGGTGGTACTCTCCATAAAAAGCTAGTGTAAATCTGAACAACATTTTTACAGTGGTTATCAACTGGTGTGTGTCTAATTCTTTGATCGTATTCCTCTGGAGTCTCTAAAATATATCTATGTAGGTAATAACCATTACGATAATCATTTCCGCCTAAATATGATCTGATGTAAAATTCCCAGTTCTGAATATTAGCGTGCCATAGAGGGTGCTTGTTTGTTAAAAATTTTCTGTCCATCAACTCCACCTTTGCAGAGGGTTAGGTTTAAAATCCCGTCTTACAGGAAAGTTATACTCTACCAAATATCCTAACGCATCATTAAAATGGTCGTGAGAGCCATCTTTGTCAGGCACATTTGTTCCCTCTTTGTAAATCTGTCTTTCTATGCTTTTAATTGTATTCTTACAAGATTTCAAGACATATAAACTATTTACACCCTTTGCATTTTTAAATTTAGAATTAACTGCATTTATTCTATCTCTAACTAATGGTGCTTTGTTTCTTGCTCTTACCTCAAAGCCAGCATTTTTAAGTAAGGCCAAATCAGTTGTTCCACCCGCAGATGTTTTTCTAGCTTTTGAACTTGGGTCAGGATAAGAAATAATTTTTTTATCTGGGTATCTACTTTTTATTTCGTCAATCATTTCGTTAGTGTTAGAAGAAAATATTTGTATCTCATCAATTATAAATATCTTATCATTTTCTATCACAGAAACAACAGCCACCATCGGGTCTATGTTAAAGTCTTGTCCAACATGAATTGTTTTAAATTTTTTCTTATAGCTATCTATGATGTTTTTGTTTCTGTCAAAGTTGTAGTAGATGATGCCCGCATAGTTTACAAAGGTTGCTAAATACTCTTGTTGGAAAGTTCTCTCATCTAAATCATTCTTTGCTTGCTCAATCTCTGACTCTGATACCTGACCACCCTCTAATGTAGTATATTTAAAACTCTGCCACTCAGGGTCTTTTTTACTATACAAATCATAAGCAAAGTTAAATCCTTTTGGCGAAGAGCAGAATAGTGCATGGCCTAATGTATCTGATAATGTAGGTCTTAGAACCTCGTACCAAGCCTGTGGTTTGATGTCAGCAAATTCGTCTAACACAATAAAGTTTAACCCAACACCACGCAAAGACTGATCGTTGTCTGCCCCTTTTAGACTGATAAGTGTATTGTTTTTTAGCAACAAAGATAAATCAGACTCATTTATTCTTTTTACCCATCTATGCCTGAGCATCATTTCTTTGAGCATATCCCAGCAAATAGTTTTACTTTGTCTGTAACTAGGCGAAACATACCAAACCCTTTGATTTGGAAATCTAGCAAACTTAGCCATTTCTTGTATTGCTAAGAAAGTTTTACCAAATCTACGGCCAGATATAAGGACTCTAAACCTTTTGTTACACTTTATTACAGCCCGTTGAGGGTCAGTAAGTGGCATTAAATCTGATCTCCCCAGCTATGCCAGCCTTTTACCTTTTGTCTAGCAAACAGTTCTATTCTTGGAAGATCGCCACATAAATCTACAATATTATCTCTAATGATGTCAGGTTTCTTACTATGCTCTTGTCTTTTACTAAATACTAATTGTTTTACTGATTTAGATATTCTTTTGGGTTTGCCCTTTGTAGCTAATAAACATTGCTCAGGGTTACATCGAGTCCAATATCCCATGCCAGTGAAATATCCATCAGATTTTATATTTTGTTTTATCCATGTAAAAGCCACTGTTTTATATGTAAAGCCCCACTCTTCAATGACCCTAAAAGCCTCTGGCAACATTGAATCAATAGCCCAAAGAAATAGAGTGCAATTATCGTCAGAAATATCAGAAATAGGTAACTTACAAATATCGTCAATGCTAAGGGTATTATAATAACGGATAGCAGATCGTTTCTGCCCCTTTTGTGAATATGTTTTAAACGACCATGCTGGGTCTGCATAAATTATTTGTGCCTTTACATTTGGAAATGGTATCACTCAACTGACCACGCCAATGGTTCGTCATCTTCCGTAATAGTATTTTCAGACTGGCCTAATACTTGCTTTCCAAGCCATATCTGCATGACAACATTTCCCTTAGTTGCTGATTTCCATTGTAGCTGTCTAAGCCTCATTTTCATTTCAGCACGCCCTTTTGTAAGATATTCCGAATAACTCTTCTCAATTAGGTCAGCACTACAACCGAAGAAATCTCCGATCTCTTTATTGGTGCAACCAAGTATAGCTAATTTTTTGACTTGTTCAGTATCAATCTTATATTTTTTTGGTCTCGACATATCCTCTTACCCTATGAGTTAGGTAAGTTCTGTTTATCAAAAAAATGTCAGAAAATAAAGCCTATTCTAAAATTAAAGATTTAATCGACAAAGAACCATCAATATTAGTTTCTAGTTCAGCTTTTGACTTAATACACTGATATTTCACATTACTATTAGATTTTAATTGTCTTTTAGCTAGGCGAGACCCTTTTAAACATTCTGACATCGAACTTTGAATTCTTGCCTCTTTAATCTCTCCGTTTATCAATAAAAGCAAAGCAACTACAGTTTCAACCATTTACGTTTTCTCTGACCTTATCTTTTAATTTTTCTATGTCCTCTAAAGCCTTTTCGAGTAATTGTTTATTAAATTCTATGTTTACTTTATTTGTTACATTTTGTTCTTGGTTTTCGATTAACTTTTCTACATCAGAAAAAAGAGACTCCAAAAGCATAAATTGTTCCTGATCGACGGGTTTTTGATCGCTTGCCTTTAGTAAATCAGCTTTCATCAACTCACGAGAGGTCTCCAATGATACTAACCTTGCCGTCAGTTCAGTATAAGCAAAAACGCCAGCGGCCACGAGTAAAATCAATGAGGCAACTGTTTTCATCGGCATCTGGACGGCGGCCTGTTCTGAGATTCTTAATGGTTTATTACTCATCTATATTCATTCTTCATTCCAAGATCATTGATAGCTTGTTCTTTAGTCAAAAAACCTTTTTTTATTCCCATGTCAATCACATCTTTATTTCTAGCCGCATAGTCTTTTATAAATCTAGTTACTTTCTTATCTTTTATAGCGTCTGTAAACATTTTAATTCTATCTTCATCTTTTGTTATTCTTATACCAAAATCATAGTTTTTTTTAGGAACAACAAAATATTTTTTTGCTGATAGCCAGAATGCGGGCTGTTTGGCAAATTCTTTATCTTTTACCGAATCATAATAAGAATTATACATATCAGCTAATTTTTCAGGCTGATCTCGCCACTCTTGCTCAATCTTCTTAAAGTTTCTCTCTGCTGTACCCTTACTGACTTTGTTTGTTACCCTGTCCCAGAATTTATTAAAAATAGGAGAGTATTTATTTGTAGATGTATTGGTAGAGGTAGAGGTAGAGGTAGGGGGGTTTTGGCTAGGTTTTTTTGGTCTGCCGCCAAGTTTACCATTTACCTTTGATGCGTCTATTCTTTTACGAATATATAAGTATTCTTGTAGTTGTCTCTCGTTTTGAAAGTGATCTTCCATTTCTACAAAAAATTCTTTTACAATCTTTTCACATGAAATTTTCTCATTATCGGTTTGGCAACTAGCTATTCGTTTAATTGTATTAATATCTTTAGGCAAGCCAATACACCGCTTATTCCAATTCCAACAAAGCAATCGCATATAAATGCCAATCTCTTCGTTACTAAGGTGTGATGTACCAGCTATGAAATCTTCGGTAAATAAATACCACGCTTTAAGTTTTTCTTTAGGTTTCGAGTTCTCGTCTATAAACATTGTTACCCCCATTTCTTAACTGTTTATAAATTATGTAAGTG